CAAGGGAGGGCGCTTGTTTTTCGTTAATCACGAAAGACACATCAGGTAATCGGAGCGAGCCTACTGAGACCTGTATCCCTGCCCTACCGAATCCACCAGTACAGTTCACTGTAACAATACAGTAGGTATAAAAAATGGCGCAGCCGACAGTTTTAACAACAAATACAGGGGTTATCCAGTGCGGGGATGATCCTTTTTTGGGTTCTACAACATTCACCAAAACCGGCTTGTCGATAGAAGCGGGAGCAAAAACCGTTATTATTGTTGCGGCGCTTACATCGAACGCAAAAAGCATAACTGATATTACATTTAATGATGGCGTTTCAGATGTTCCAGTTGTTGCGACTTTCCCCTTTGTTAGAGCGTCAAACGAAACAAAGCCAAGAAATGCAAACAGGGCAGTTGTTTTTGATCTAACTAACTCAGGCGCAAGCAGTTCAGCGTCAATAACTGTAACCAGCGACACAGCGCACAACTACGAAATGTTAATTTATGCTTTATACACCGATGGTTTTTTACAGTCAGCGTATACAGACTTGAGTTACGGCAATACCTATGATTTTAACGTTTACAACCCAAACCATAAAAACAGCAAGACAGTTGCAATCAGTCTAAAAGATGATGATAACGGGGGCGATGTTGAAACAGTATCGGTTGGCGCAAATGCTAGTGTTGTTACACAGTTGACATCAATAGCGGGGGTAACCGGGGCGCTCGACGTTGCTTTCGCAGCTATTCAAACAACCGACAGCGTTGAGGATGCGTTTTATACATACGAATTAAGAAACGCCGCAAATGATGGTTTGGGTACTCCGGAATATTGTGCAAATTTTACATTTCAAATATCTTCACAACGAGAACCATTTCAGGGCAGCACACCTGAAGGCGTTATATCAAGAGGAATTATCTCCTAATGACCCAGTATAAATATTTCAAAACTGAAGAGTTTACCTGTAAAGAAACAGGGGAGAACCGAATACAAGAAGATTTTGTCCGCGCTCTAGACGATTTACGGGAGGCGTGTGGGTTTCCCTTTGTCATTAACAGCGGGTATCGAAGCCCCGAGCACAGTGCTGAGCGCAACAAGGCAAGTGGTGGGGGTACGCATACGAAAGGTATTGCTGCGGATATTGCAGTCGCCAACGGCAACCAACGATTTGTTATAGTACAGAAGGCTCTCGAACTAGGTTTTAGCGGTATCGGGGTGGCTAAAACATTCATCCACGTAGACATACGTACGGAGACTCCCGTTATCTGGAGTTACTAATTCATGCCACTAAAGAAACTACAATTTACCCCCGGAATAAATAGGGAGGTAACTTCAACAACCAATAACCTAGGCTGGTACGACTCCGATAAGGTACGGTTTCGTAGTGGATACCCAGAAAAAATTGGTGGTTGGCAGCGGATTTCCTCTAACAGCTTTTTAGGGGTGTGCCGTTCGTTGTTCCCGTGGGTCACACTAAACAGCGTCATATACATAGGCACAGGCACCAACATAAAGTTCTATGTGGCTAGCGGTGGTGTGTACTACGACATTACCCCCGTACGGCATACGACCGCCGCAGGGGATGTAACTTTTAGTGCGACTAATGGGTCGTCTGTATTGACTGTGAATGATACTGACCACGGGACTACGCAAGGCAGTTACGTGACGTTTTCAGGAGCTACTGGACTTGGAGGTAATGTAACAGCCGCTGTCTTAAATGTTGAATACGCGGTCTTGGAAGTGCTAAGCGTTAACAGCTACACAATACAGTTAAGCGTTACAGCTAACTCTAGCGATACAGGTACTGGCGGGGCTAGTACTGTTGGGGCGTATCAAATAAATATTGGCACTGAATCGGCTGTAGCTCAAAGTGGTTGGGGTGCGGGGCCGTGGGGTCTTGGGGGTTGGGGTGTTGGTCTAACTAGTACCGTAGAATTACGTCTGTGGAGCCAATCCAACTTTGGGGAGGACTTACTTTTTGGCCCTAGAGGGGGAGGAATATATTGGTGGGACGCTAGCGTGACCCTACCTCTTGAGCAGCGTGGAGTCTTAGTGGCGGATGTCGTCGGTGCCGAATCTGTACCTACAGTGCAAAATAGAATCTTAGTGTCGGATAACCGGTTCGTCTTTTGTTTCGGGGCTAACGTTCAAGGCGATATAGCTATAGACCCGATGTTTATTAGGTGGTCAGACCAAGAGGATTTTCTAAACTGGACTCCGGCAGCGACGAACCAAGCAGGTTCTCTCCGTTTAGGTAGGGGTTCAGAGATAGTAACCGCCTTGCAATCTCGTCAAGAATTATTGGTGTGGACAGATATTGCGCTGTACACGCTACAGTACCAAGGAGCGCCTATCGTATGGAGTTCGCAGCTTCTCGATAGCAACACCTCTATAATTGGGTACAACGCCGCAGTCGCTGGGGCTAACGGGGCGGTCTATTGGATGGGTCGGGATGAATTCTACTCCTATAACGGTACTGTGGAACCTCTACCTTGTTCAGTAGAGCGATATGTTTTTGACGACCTAAACCAAGACCAAACGGAGCAGATATTTAGCGGGACGATTAACGCCTTCTACGAGGTATGGTGGTTCTATTGTTCATTAAGTAGTTCGACCGTAGACCGATACGTCGTGTACAACTACGCGGAGAAGGTGTGGTACTACGGGTCGTTAGCGCGTACTGCGTGGGCGGATTCAGGACTTAGACGCAACGCGATAGCCGCCACCTATAGCAACAATTTGGTTGACCATGAGGTAGGTAACGACGACGCAGAGGGCGGAGTAATAACGCCTATATCTGCCTATATAACCTCTTCGGATTTTACCGCGGGTGATGATGATAGGTTTAATCTAGTCAATCGTGTGTTGCCTGATGTAACCTTTACAGGATCTACCGCCGCAGCTCCGTCTGTAGATATGACACTATACGGCATGAAAGACTCAGGATCAGGTAGGAACGATCCACTATCAGAGAGCGGCAAATCGTCTGGCACGACAACACGTTCTGCTACAGCCCCTGTTGAAGCGTTTACTAGACAAATTAACTTGCGCGTACGTGGTAGGCAGATGTCGCTAAAGTTAGAGTCCAGCACCGCAGGGACTAGATGGCAGTTAGGGTCTCCTAGGTTTGATATGCGCCCCAGCGGTAGGAGGGGGTAATGCCTATAGGCAATCAAGGACGGTTCAGCGCCCCAGCGTTACCCGTCCCCCCAAAGGAGTATAATCAGACCTCGTTTTCCCGGTTTAATAACCTCCTACGAATATATTTTAACCAGCTAGATGCTGCACTGAGAAACGCTATGGCTGCACAAGAACCTTATGAACTACAAGTGGCCAAGGGGCAAGTTGTCGGGGCCAGCACTGTAAACAAGTTTGGGGCGAACCCAGACGTAGGTTCATCGGCGGAAGAAACTATCTGGGCAAACGGGGGAAACATAACGTGGCCTGCGGCTGCGTTTACCGCTTACATAGTTAGTAGTGACGCAGCAGATACAAGTGCAGGTACGGGTGCAAGGACAGTGACGGTATCGGGGCTTGATGCAGACTACAAAGACAAAACTGTTTCAGTGACACTCAATGGCACATCGGCTGTAGCCATATCAGGTACATGGTTACGTATAAATCGAGCGTTTGTAACCTCTTCAGGTACGGGCGGCGCGGCTGCGGGCACTATAACGATACAGGACGTGGGCGCTACGGTCGTATATGCTAACCTCGGCTTGGGCAACCAGACGCAGATGGCGGTGTACACAGTCCCTGCGGGACATACGCTATACGTAGACCAGCTAACGTTCACTGCCGCAGTATCTACAGGTACTAATTCCGCTGTCGTTAAGTTGAATACCCGAGATTTCGGCTCCAACACGTTCCGCACAAGGTATATAGCCGATTTACAGAGCGGAGAGTTGATAAACTCGCTACAATACCCACTAGCGTTACCGGAAAAAACGGACATAGAAGCTAGAGCAGTAATGTCCGCCGGAACTGCATCCATAGCGGCATTTTTTGATGGGGTGTTAATTGCAAACTAAAGTACAGCCAATCGACAGCAAAGAGAAGTTGTTGTCTGGGCCGAACTTACTGGCCGAGTATTTTGCTAAAGTTGGGGAAGCCAACAACAAATCCTCAGCAGATATGGCTCCCGCGATGCAGAAGGTAGCGTTAACCGCGCAAGCCCCTAACGCCGATTACGTGCAGATAGGCAACACCGCTTTCCTAGGTGTTATGGGGACTAAGAAAGGTGCCGGACGAGTTATGGTGAGCGTGTACAACGTGGACACCGTGGACAACTTTATAATAAACCTACTGAAGTACAACAACTATATGTTGGATAAAAATATTTCAGAGGCGTTTTTTGTGTTTGGGAATTATAACTCTCTAGGCAAGATAGTGAATATGGCCGGCAAGATCATCCAAGGTCTCGGGGGTAACGCCGTGTTAGCTAAGGGGAAGGACTCTACGCAAGCATCCGTACTAATATCCCCTACTAAAGAAAAAATACCCTCAGAAAACATACCCAAACTCGGCGCGTTAATGAATAAATACAGGAATGGGTTGGCGGAATTACGTGAGGCTGCCCAATGAGCACTATTGTACGTGCAGGAAAAGTTAGCGACGTAGCTGCTATATATAGGCACATAGGGCAGTTTCACCAAGAGTCCCCCAAATACTCAAAGTTCCCCCTTGTTGAAGACAGGATGCGCGAGTTTCTAGTACGGGCGGTACTTAAAGATCGAGCCTGTGTGTACGTAGCTGAGAATGCCGACGAGGGGATAGTGGGAGTCATCGTCGGGGTTGTGGAGAAACAATTCTTTAGCGACTACTTAATACTATCTGACGCATTTTGGTATGTCGCCCCGCGGCACAGAAGCACTGGTGTAGGCAAGAAAATGATAGCCCCGTTTATCGCTTTTGGTAAGTCTATGAAGTGCGGCGATATTCTTGTAGGGACTACCACGAACATACTCCCAGAAAGAACTGGGGCGGCTTTAGAGAAACTAGGCTTTTCTATGCTGGGTACTGTGTACTCTTACGGCGGGGGAGAGTAGGTATGTGTGGCGGGAAGCTCGGCGAGTTGACAGGGTTAGACGACAGTTTTATTTACCGAGGGTTTAAGTCTTTTGAAGAAGAGGTATTCGATGAGTTTCTCGGATTAGGTGGAGTATATGACGCTGTTCAGGACGTAGGCGATGCCTTTGGTGGGGCAATAGAAGACGTATACGAGTTCCAACAAGATTTATTTGAAGACGTATTGCTCAAGCCCGTTGATTGGGTTGTTGATGGTGTTGAGTGGGCGAATGAAGAAATACTGGAACCCGCAGTTTCGTGGGCGTACGAAGAAGTAATAAAACCTGTTGGTGACTTTACCGAAGGTTTCGTCAAAGGATTGGCAGACGACCCACTTGGATCGTTAGCTAAGATAGCCGCTATAGCGACGGGAAACGTTTGGATGCTCCCTCTCATATCCGGCGCACAGACAGCGATTAACGGAGGGGACTTCGGCGACGTTTTGACAACTGTAGCAACCGGATACTTAACCCAAGGCGTTGGAAGCTACTTCGGAGATGTGACTGGGGAATTTATTAGTGGTTCGGGGTTAGGAGACGCTATAGGGCAGGGAGCGACGGACTTTATAGGGACAGTAGTAGGGCAAGGAGTAGCTGGTGCAACAACTGCGGTTGTCTACGGGGAAGACCCGCTTGACGCTTTTATAAACGGCGGGCTGACTGCTGCGGTAGGTGCAGGACTAGGGTTTATAGCAGAGAAAACCGGTTTTAACGGCAAGTTTAACCAACCCAAGACAAACGCAAACGGGGACGTGATAGGGACAGACGGGAACGTAATACAGTACCCTCCACCTGCGGGGTCTAGCGTTAAACCTGCTATGGAGCTTAAACCTCTTCCGCAAGCTGCACAAAACATGATAGGCGCGACTATATCCGCAGAGTTACAAGGGCGGGACGTAACTGCGGCGGAGCTTAACAACGCCCTAGCCAGAGGTATAGTAACAACAGAACTAGTCGGGGGTGGGTTAGAAAAGTTAGGTATACCCCCGACCGACGACCTAGCGTTGAGCTACATTACCCGTGCGGCGCAGCGCACCGCTGGACTTGTTTTGACAGATGGGCTTAACGAGCAAACTGGGCAAGGTGCAGCGGAGTACGCAAAATCCGCGCTAGACCAATACGCTACAGACCTGTTCTATCAACAAAACGAAGATTTTATAAAGAACATACTCCCAACGATAGGGGGCAAGCTAAAAGGGTTCTTTACTAGCACGGAGGAAGCGGGGAACGATTTCGTCGGTGTACAAAATGAATACAACGATGCAAAGGAGGCTCTGCTTCGGGATAAATACTATCTATCCGTAAATGCGCTAAAAGACTTACAAGACCCTGAGTCGGCAGGAGACTTACAGAACGTTATTCAAAGATACGCCGAATTCATGGGGGAAATAGACCCGATTGACTCCTATAAGATTGAGTCGCGTCGTATACCGGGCACGCAACAATATGAAGATGTGGCGGTGTTGGACTACGATAAATTTAAAGCTGAAGAAGCAGCGTTCGTTGAGTCTATAAAAGAGGAATATCCTAACATAGCGAGTCGTTGGGGGTCGTCTGCGGATACCACGTATGCGGTGCCTAACTCTGTAAGCGACTTACTATTACGTGCCACTTACCAATATGAAGGGGAAGGCACTACAAGAGGAATTAACCCTGCGAATGAAGACTATGTGGCGAAGCAAGGGCATGGATTTATAGGCGACGACGGGCAGATATACGATGACGAGTCATCCGCCGCTACTAACAATGGCGAGGGCAATTACTACCGAGTGGACAATTCGTACCAGCCTGCGGTGTCAGGGAAACAATCGTTTAACCCAGTAATAGCTAGTAAGGCTCACGCGGTATCTTTTTGGAAAGATGCTGTCCAAGACGCAGATGTAATGGCGCAGTTGTTCGCGCTACCTCCAGAGTTTACTTCGCAGGAACAAGTAGACGCTTACAACGAAACAAAATATAACTCCCTGTTTGGTTTAGGAACCACCTACTTCGATTCAGGGGAAGGTAGTCCGACCAAAACCGCTTTTGACGAGAAGTTAGCAGAATTTAATCGCACGCAAGAGGCGTACACGACTGGGCAACAAGACGTAAGTGACGCTTATCAGGAGTACTACACTGCGTTGGACGACTTAACAGTCGAGACAAATAAGATACAAGACGAGACCAATATAGGACTTATAAACGAACGTCTTGGGCTAGATATTGACCTCGATACATATAGAGAGATAAACAACTTAGACAGGACAATAAGTGTCGTCAATGACATCCAGTTCCGTGGGATGCAGGGGAAATCTTTCTTCTCTGAAGAAGAGGCGGTAACAAAACGCACCACCGCGATAGACGCTATTCTTGGCGAAGGGGGGTACGACCAATTCGACATATCCCCTGAAGAACTCGACAAAGTTATATCGAACAGGTATGGGGACGGCGGCATGAGTGCCGAAGACGTAGACGCTTTACTTAACGACACGTCGTTACGTAGAGGATTAGTTGACGAGGTTAACTACACAATAGTCTACGACAATTACGTAAACCAAGGCATCATCGAACGCGGCGATGCTCTACCTGTTGGTATCGCTGACGGCGATGACCTGTCCCAAATATACGACGAAGCGGATCGTATACTAACAGGTCGAAAAAACGACGTTGCTTTCCGAGAAAAAGAGCTACCGTACTACGCGGAAGGCGTGACCGCAGCTAATGTAGCAAATGGGGAAGCTAGGGTGTTCCGTGACGAGAATCAGAA